TTGCCGCTGCCATGGCGCTGCTTTTGACCTGCGGGGATGGGGAGGAACGCGCCGAGGTGTACGGCTGTGCCGCCGACAGGCAGCAGGCCACCATCGTCTTTGACGTGGCGGCGGACATGGTGCGGATGTGTCCGGCTTTAAATAAGCGGGTGAAGATACTCGCCTCGCAGAAGCGGATCATCTACACGCCCACCAATTCCTTCTACCAGGTGCTATCGGCGGAGGCGTATTCCAAGCACGGCTTCAACATCCACGGCGTGGTATTTGACGAGCTACACACACAGCCGAACAGGAAATTATTTGACGTCATGACCAAGGGCTCCGGGGATGCCCGGATGCAGCCGCTGTATTTCCTCATCACCACGGCGGCGACGGACACCCATTCCATCTGCTACGAGACGCACCAGAAGGCGAAGGATATTTTAGAGGGCAGGAAGATTGACCCGACCTTCTATCCTGTCATTTATGGCGCGGATGAGGCGGACGACTGGACGGACCCGAAGGTGTGGAAAAAGGCGAACCCATCTTTGAATATCACAGTCGGGATTGACAAGGTGGAGGCGGCCTGCGAGTCGGCAAAGCAGAACCCCGGCGAGGAGAACAGTTTCCGGCAGCTCCGCCTGAACCAGTGGGTGAAACAGGCGGTGCGTTGGATGCCCATGGACAAATGGGATGCCTGCGCCTTCCCGGTCCCTCCGTTGGATGAAGAGGACAAATACTGCGTCCTTCCCTATTTCTGGGTGCCGGAGGAAACGCTGGAGCTGCGTGTGCGGCGCGACCATGTCCCCTACGATGTGTGGGAGCGGCAGGGAAAACTGATGACCACGGAAGGGAACGTGGTGCATTACGGCTTTATTGAGAAATACATCGAGCGGCTTGGGGAGCGGTTCAACATCCGGGAGATCGCTTTCGACCGCTGGGGCGCGGTGCAGATGGTGCAGAACCTGGAGGGCATGGGATTTACGGTAGTCCCGTTCGGGCAGGGTTTCAAGGATATGTCCCCGCCCACCAAGGAGCTGATGAAGCTGGTGCTGGAGCAGAGCCTTGCCCACGGCGGGCATCCGGTCCTGCGGTGGATGATGGACAACATCTTCATCCGAACGGACCCGGCGGGCAACATCAAGGCTGACAAAGAAAAATCCACGGAGAAGATTGACGGGGCTGTGGCTGCCATCATGGGGCTTGACCGGGCAATCCGCTGCGGCAACGATGCGGGCGCTTCCGTCTACGATTCCCGCGGGCTCCTCGTTTTCTGACCGGGAAAATGCACAATCCCCGGCACAGATTCTTGTGCATGATACGGGTTACATTCCGCTTGCTATCCTGCCCATCCAGAGCGAATATGTCACTTACCGGGAGGGCGTCCCGGAAAACAGGAAACGGAGGTTTTGGGCATGAGGGCATACGGTGAAATGGAGATGCACGGGAAATACACGCTGGAGGATTTCGGCGGCTGGTCGAGGAACCATACAAAAGCGGCATCCATCCGCAGGTGGAAGCGGCCTCTGAAAAAGAGGGCGAGGCAGGTGTGCCGCGCCGCGCTGAGAAAGCTGCTTTAAGCAGGATTCCGGGGCATAAAGTACACAAATCCCGCCCCGGATGTTTGTGTAGTTTATGCCCGTAATTGACTTGCTATTATCCGCAATCAGAGCGAATATGTGTACTACCGAAAGGGAAAACAAAAAAAGAAAACGGAGGTAACGCACATGACAATCACTTACACTTTAAAGGACATGATGGACTACAAGGTAAACCTTCTGAACTACAGGGCGGAAAGGGAAGCGAAGGGAAAAAGCACCGAAAAGGTGGACGCGGAGCTTGCCGAGGTAAACGAAGATATCCGGGCGGCAAGGGCAGAATTGAAAAGACAGGAGGGCATGGCATGAAGGTATACGAATTTATGGAAAAACACGGGATCGGCGAGTCAAGGGTGAGGGTTTTTGATGCGGAGCTTGGGAAAGAAATATGCGGGATTTTTGAGACGGGGCTCTATTACGACTGCGAGGTGTCCGGGGCATACCCGGCGGGCAGGAACACGGTTTTAGAGGTCGCATCAGTAAACGGTTAAGGGCAAAAAGCACAGGGGGCGCTGCTTCGGCGGCGCCTTCTGTCTGTCCTTTTTTTGGAAGGGAGTGGTGGATATGGGATTTTTGGGCGGTCTATTTCGGGCGAGGGACGCGCCCGTAAACCGCACGTCGGGCAGCGCCTACAGCTTTTTCCTTGGGAACAGCACCAGCGGGAAGCGGGTAAACGAGCGCACCTCCATGCAGATGACGGCGGTGTACTCCTGCGTCCGGATTCTGTCCGAGGCGGTGGCGGGGCTGCCGCTGCACTTTTATAAATATACGGATGACGGCGGGAAAGAGAAGGCGGTGGGACACCCGCTGTATTTCCTGCTCCATGACGAGCCGAACCCGGAGATGACTTCGTTCGTGTTCCGGGAGACGCTGATGACGCACCTGCTCCTGTGGGGGAATGCCTACGCGCAGATCATCCGCAACGGCAAAGGGGAGGTCATTGCGCTGTACCCGCTGATGCCCGACCGTATGGGCGTGGAGCGGGATTCCAAAGGGCAGCTCTATTACGAGTACACGGTCAGCATGGAGGACGCGCCCACGGTGAAGGGCAGCACGGTGGTCCTGCCGCCATCGGAGGTGCTGCACATCCCAGGGCTTGGCTTTGACGGGCTGGTGGGGTATTCGCCGATAGCGATGGCAAAGAACGCCATCGGCATGGCGATCGCCTGCGAGGAGTACGGGGCGAAGTTCTTCGCCAACGGCGCGCAGCCCAGCGGCGTGCTGGAGCATCCGGGAACCATCAAGGATCCGACCAGGGTGCGGGAGAGCTGGCAGTCCACCTTCGGCGGCAGCCACAACGCAAACAAGGTGGCAGTTTTAGAGGAGGGTATGAAGTACACGCCCATCTCCATTTCCCCGGAACAGGCGCAGTTTTTGGAAACACGGAAGTTCCAGATCAATGAGATCGCGAGGATTTTCCGTGTGCCTCCCCACATGGTGGGCGACCTGGAAAAGAGCAGCTTCTCCAATATCGAGCAGCAGAGCCTTGAGTTCGTGAAATACACCCTTGACCCGTGGGTGTCCAGATGGGAGCAGTCCATGGCTCGTTCCCTGCTGACAGCGGAGGAGAAAAAGAAGTATTTTGTGAAGTTTAACGTGGACGGCCTGCTTAGGGGCGACTACCAGAGCCGCATGAACGGATACTCTGTGGGGCGGCAGAACGGGTGGATGTCGGCCAACGATATCCGGGAGCTGGAGAACCTCGACCGCATCCCGGAGGAACTTGGCGGCGACCTGTATCTGATCAATGGAAATATGATGCCGCTTTCGATGTCCGGGGCGGCATACCAGAAAGGGAAGGAGGAACCCGATGAAAACGAAGAAGTTCTGGAACTGGAGGAAGGCAAAAAACCAGGAAACGGGGGAGCGCATCCTGGAACTGAGCGGCACCATCGCGGCGGAGAGCTGGTTTGACGATGAAGTCACGCCGCAGCTTTTCAAGGATGAGCTGAACAGCGGCACGGGTGATGTTACTGTGTGGATCAACTCGCCGGGAGGCGACTGCGTGGCGGCTGCACAGATCTACAATATGCTCTCCAATTACAAAGGCAGGGTAACTGTAAAAATAGACGGCATTGCCGCATCTGCTGCATCTGTCATTGCCATGGCAGGAGATACAGTTCTGGTGTCCCCCGTTTCGATGCTGATGATCCACAATCCCGCCACCATCGCCTGGGGCGACCATGCGGAGATGCAGAAGGCCATCGATATGCTTGCCGAGGTGAAGGAGTCCATCATCAACGCCTATGTTTTAAAGACGGGGCTTTCCCGTCCGAAGCTGTCGCACCTTATGGATGCGGAAACGTGGATGGATGCAAACAAGGCGGTGGAGCTTGGCTTTGCGGATGAGATCATGGCACGTGCAAAAACAGAGCCGGAGGACGATGGCGAGGGGGATACAGACGGGGAGGATGAGAAAGAAAAGAAATCCCCTTCTTCCCACAGCTCCATGCTGTTCTCCCGCAGGGCGGCGGACAACGCCCTGCTGAATAAAGTCATTGCGAAGTACGGGGAGAAAAAGCCGAAGGCAGGCATCGGGGAGCAGGCGAAGATCCCCGCTCCGGGAGAAAAAGGCAGGCCGGAAACAGAAACCGGCCGTTCCGTGGACGCACTCATGGAGCGGCTTAATTTATTAAAACGATAGGAGGATCAGACTATGACTATTCTTGAACTGCGTGAGAAACGCGCGAAGGCATGGGAGGTGGCAAAGGCATTTTTGGATTCCCACAGGAAGGAGAACGGCGTCCTTTCCGCGGAGGATGACGCCGCATACACCAGGATGGAGCAGGAGATCACCGACCTTGGGAAAGAGATCGCAAGGCTGGAGCGGCAGGAGGCGCTGGATGCGGAACTGAACCGCCCAGTCAACAGGCCGCTCACGGGGAAGCCGGGCGGGAAGGCGGATACTGACGGGGAGGATAAGACGGGGCGTGCCACGGATGACTACCGGAATAACTTCTGGAACGCCATGCGCT